TTGACGCTGATGATCTAGTAGTTTTACCACCTTCTTCTTTTGAAGTTTGTGTTAAACCTTGTTTTAATTTACTTCTTCCAGGCATAGGTTCTCCTAATAATATTTATAGTCTTTTTCTAATTTCATTGGTGGGTCATCCCAATCGTCCGAATACGTTGAAACAAATCCACCTTGCCTATATCTTAACACAGCTTGGGTCATACTGTCTACATAGTCATCATATTGACCATTAGGGAATGCTGCACATTCCTCAATAACCTCTTGTGCCCAATGTTCATCAATAGGTGCATACACCATACCAGACTCAAATACAGGTGCACAGCTATTTATTCTAGTATGCTTATCTCTACCACGTGCTGGAACATAATCAATTACGGGTATACCTGCACGTCTTAGCTCATGTATTAAGGGCTGTCCTGATGCTTTAGCCTCAATAATAACTGTTTCAGGTTCCCAATAATGATACTGCTCTAAAGCAACATTTTTTAAATCTGGAAAGTCGTATCTACCTTTGTGAGCATCTAATAATATTATAGCTTTCTCATAACCCTCTACAGGTTCAAATACACCCCAAGTTGTTATAGCTGAGTAATCTGCAGTTTCTTTTTTTGAAAATGCAGTATCGTAAGATTGTATTACGTGAAGCAGTTTTGGAAGTTTTTCACTATTATAATCTTGCCACCATTCCCTTTTTATAATTGCACCCTCTTCTGAGGTTGGGTCCTGCATGTATTGTGCATTCCAGTTTTTTGAAGAGATTGAGGCTTTTACAGAATCTAAATCATCTTTACTCCAATACTCAGGCCAAACTGGTTTATCGTTGGGCATGATTGCGGGAAATGAAATTACATCCCATTGATCTGCTTTTGTTTCTCCTTGAGCCTTGATTAATCTTCCTGTTAAATCATCTGTAGCCCATCTTGTCATAACAACTAAAATTCTACCGCCTGGTTGTAAACGTTGTCTTGGTCCTGAATTGTACCACTCGTATGCACGTTCCATAGCTGAGTCAGACATAGAATCTTGTTCAGTATGTGGATCATCGATAATAAGCAAATCGGCCCCTCGTCCTGTAATCGAACCGCCTACACCCGCTGCAAAGTATTCACCACCGTGATTGGTTTCCCACCTACCTTTTGCTTTACTATCTTCTCTAAGTGTAACATTTCCAAATATCTCTTTGTACTCTTTGGTGTTCATTAAGTTTCGAACTTTGCTACCGAACCTTGAAGCAAGTTCAGCGTTGTGTGATACCTGCATTATTTTTTTCTTTGGATACTTTCCAATATACCAAGCAGGGAATAAATAAGATGCAAATTCTGATTTAGTATGTCTTGGAGGCATATTGATGATGAGCCTCTTTGCATCCCCATCTGCAATATCTTGAAACGCTTCGGAAATAATTTGATGGTGCCCATACTTCTTTGGGTCCTTTGTTTTTCTATAGATAAAATCTTGCCAGACAGACTCAGCAAAAACTAAAAAATTATCTTGGCATAATTTTATCCACTCTAATTGTTTTTTTAGAATAATATCTTTTAATTCTTCCTCAGTAAGATTTTCAATATTCATATTCCCATCTTAATTTTTTTAAAGAATGAACCTTGGGTTGCCATTCTCTGTTTTTCCTTGTTGTCCAACCTTTACCTTCAGGAAAGGCTTGAGTTATGTTTACCATTTTAAAACCTGCAGCTTTTAAACTTATACCAGATTCTGTTTCAAGAGTATAAGTTATTATTTTTGTACCACCCATTTCTTTCCAGATTCTAGCACAAGCACCATACAAAAAACTATTTATATTTTTGGTACCATCAGTACAAGTTCTAACAATCTCACCAACAAAACCATCATCAAGTTTTCTTGCTACTGGTCTACCAACAATTGCAACACCAACTAATTTATTATTAACTAATGCACCAATACAAAATTTACACCCCCGTACTTGCTTAGAGTGTCTATGTTTTTCTATTACAAACGCATTTGCTTCTCTTAAGGTGCAAGGTTTAATTTTCATACCGTTTGGGTCCTTACTATATTTGTATATCCTACTTTGTAAACCCTTTCGCCACAGAAAACCTAGCCCTAGAACGCGAAATCCTAATGCAGAAAAAATTAAAACGATTTTTGTAAATGATAAGAGCCTTGTAATAGGTACAGGCTAGATACACCAATGGCGTCAGTTAAGACGCCATTGGTTGTTTATTATTATTCGGGTTGGTGTAATGCTTGGACTAACGTACTAAACTTTTTTAATATGTTGTCCTTAAACTCATCAACTATTGGGTTGCCAACGTTTTCAAGTATGTGTTTTTCACACTCGCCCATTAACAACTGAAACATTATTTCATAGTTCAACTGTTTCTTTTGTCCATTCTCAATAACCATATCAGCTAGTGAGGTTGGTGCATTAGAGTTTAACTTTTCACTCAATACATTAGCTATGTTAATCAAATCATTATTGGGCATTTGATACCTCGCCAATAGCTTTATATTCAGCATACTCTATTTGCTTTTGGTGTGCATTCCATAAATCTAAATGTGCTAATTTAAATTTATCTTTGTCAAAAGATTTTCTAACTCGGTTAATCTTTTGCAATCCAAAACTATTTCCATGTTCATCTTGAACAATAATCAAGTTTTGGTTTGTTCTATCAAATAGATTAACAACGTGTTCTTTCATGCTGTCTAACTCTTTGTTAAGTCTATTTGCTTTTAGCTTTAATGTTGCATAAGCTAGGACTACTTTTTTTTCGTCTTGCTTTAGCTTTTTTGCTGTTTGCATTTTTACCTCTTTGTTAAGTTATGTATTTTTATAAATACCTCTAATTAATACATCTTATTAAATCTTATGCAATAGTTAATTTATCTTTTTTTTAAGGTCTTTAATAGGTATTCTTTTATCTCCATCAATACTAATACTAACATCTTTAATATCTCCAAATGCGTTAATTAAAAAATTTAGGAACTGTTCCTGGTGTGCCTGGCCAGGTTTTAACTTTGGTACAGCTTTACCATTTCCAGACCGAGAACGAGACGAGGCGACATCTGTCGCCTCGTTAATTTTATCTTTAGCCATTACCAACTGCACCAATATTCAACGACCTTTTTTTCATTGATCGCTTGTTCACAGAACTTCAAGAACTTGACGTCTTGTTCCTTGTACTCCTTGACACTTTCTTCTTGGAACTGTTGACCCCAAAAGAAACCATCTTCGGCAACGTAATCCTTAAAGCCCTCTTGTATCTGTTCGGCTAACTCTTTCGCTACCTCTTCGGTTATATATACAGGCGAATCTTGATCTGCATTAAAACCGAGATGTGCAAGATTACCCTCATGCTTATGCGTTGTGTTTTGTTCGTCCCACTTCGCTGACATGAATTGCTGAAGTCTTGCGTGTTTTCTCCAAACGAAAACTTTAGCTTGTTCTTCTTTATCATCTTCGTAGAACTTGTCCCAATCTACTTTATGACCACGAAGATGTGCGTGTTGATCTAAACCCATAACTTTTCTCCTTTGTTTTTGTTTAAGGGTGTTCCGACAAACAGTTCAGCGAACACCCCACCTAATGTCTTATCGTATCTTATATACCTTTGCAACAATTATCTTTTAGAACCATTCTAAAGTAGAAACCCAACCATTCTTACCACGCAGAGTTCCGTGCTGGGCTGGGAAGCCAGTCCTGAAGGAAGCGCCTGGCCAGCTGCTCTCTAACCGAGAAACGAGACGACATCACAGTACTCCAACGAGAACGAGGATCAGGAAGCCAGTGCTGGCCAATGTGAGTGTAGGGAAGAGGAACAAAAGCCCCAAGTAAACGAGAACGAAGCTCACGTTTTCGAGCCAGCATCACCAGCTGCCAGCTCCTGATTCACCTCACTCTCCTTCCAGGTATTACCGTTTGCGATGCAGCGAGAACCGAGACCTCCAGTAAGAGCGTATACTTTACCGGCTTCGGGTTTGTCCTCAGCAGGAGCTGCTGCTGGGACCTGGTCTTCAGGATGCCACCCATCGGGTGGCGCGTTGTCCGCATTCAATTGTTTTACGAGATCTTTTAGTTTTTGTTTTCCCATGTTACTCCTTCCATATCTGTTTTGTAACTTACTGTATCACCAAGTTTTCTATCTAATAGTTTTACAGGTATATTGTTTATTTCTCCGTGGCCCTGCTGCTGCGTGCCCTTATGGATCTTTACCCACATCGACTCGAACTGATCGTCATGTACGAATCGTACGTAAACGAAATCCTTAGCTTCGGGTTTCTTTTCATACTCTTTTACTTTGAAGTACATGTCCATACTGTGCTCCGCACAGGTGAACACTACATTACTTGGATCTTCTTTTCGCATATAGTTCCTCCTTTGTTTAGCAGACCTTATATAAGATACGATGGGATAAATTGCAAGAACTTTTTTGTTAAATTTTCCGAACCTGAGTTCGCCTGGCCAGCTGGGAACATCTCTGGCTGCCAGTGCTGGTAACTGTCCTTTGTCCGAGAACGAGGTTTAGTTCAAACGAAAACGAGAAACGAGCTTCCGTATCACCTGCTGCTGGATCCCAGGCCACTGAACAAACAAAGAGGGAAAAGTTCAGTGGCCAGGGAACGAGAACGAGGATCAGGCTGCATCGGGCTGCCGTCCCAGCTCCTGAAGGATCACCTGCTGGACCAGTGGCCATTGTAACGGGAACGAGAACGAGGCAAATGCAACGAGGGAACGAGGATCAGTAAACACGGACACCGGTCTGTACAGTTTAAGAGACTTCTGCAAGAGGGTCTCATCCAAGATAATAACTTTGCCACCTGCCATTATATACTTGTTGATCCAAACAATTTGCCATTTATTTAACTTAGGATAACTTAATGAATCTGATTTTAATTCCATCCAAAAAACTTCTTTACCCATTACTGCGTGGACATCTGGAATACCATTGATTGTGCTAGATTCTATGCGGGTTAAAAAGCAATCAGTCAGTCCATTTTTAACTTTTTGCCATAGCCTAGCCTCCCCATTTTTATTGCTCATGATTAAGTAAGTTTTTTGATTTCCTTAATGACTGAATTAGGTATTAATGTTGTATTACCGATTGATTCGATTTCAGTTTTATTATCATTATATGAGTAATCTCCAAAAATTCTTGTAACACCTTTTGCCTGGGAGAGAAGGTGACCTTTGGTGATGCAGGTAGCTAATTTAGCTTTTTTAACATCAGAGAACGAAGACCACGAGGAGTCCGAAACAATATCAAACCACTCAACGGAAACCATTGGATATTTATCAATCTCCTGTTTTACTTTTTTTGGCATTGCTATTTTTCTTTTAATCATCAATCTCAACCTTAATTTTTCCTATTGAAGTAAAAATAGTAGAATTATGTACTTGGTTAAAAGCGTCTAACCATTCCGACCAGCTAGCCTTCTTCAATTGCTGTAACGTCTTCTGACTCAATCTCGATTGTCTTGGCGTTGTACCCATCGATCTTGTTTGACAGTTCCTCAAGTTTTTTCTCAAGTTGTTCACGTGACATACCCTCCAAACCACTGACAGTTACTTCTTTACGATCAACATAAGCGCCTGCTAATTGTCCTGATCTATACTCAGCATTAATTGCTGCAGCATATTGTTTATCTTTTTCAGCTTTGTCAGAAATTCGTTCTAGTCTTTTGTATCTTCTAAGGTTGTCACTCTCGTATTTCTTTTTTTCAAGATCAAATAATTTGTCAAAATAATTTGCAATGTGTGGACTATGTTTTCT